CTTCTGGTCCTCATCCACAGGCACCAACTTCTCCGCATTCTTGATCCCCAAGACCTCTAGCATCTGGCGGTGCAGGTGCGGCAAGTCGTAAATCTGCGGAGCCCCTTGAGCCAGCTGCAGTGCTGCTTGGTACTGCATGATCCGTTGCGCCATAGTGGCGGCGTTGGGATCGCTGACCGGGATGATCTCCACCAAGTCATAGTCGGCTTGCTTGGCTGCGCGGGACGCCCCGGTGGGGATGTAGTCATAGTCCTGCGGCATGTAGTCACGGATGACTTTCTTGAGCAGCTTGAACTCCATCTTCAAGCTGTCGTGCACCCGGGCCTGCACTGCGCTCATGGTCTTGAGCTGGCGCTCCAACAGGGCCATCGTCGTACCCACCGGGGCCTGCGCGGACATATCCGAGAGCTTGAGGTCGCCAATGGCGGCCAGTCGGCGTCCATCGTCGGTGATGCGCTCCAGCAGAACTGCCAGGACTTGGCTAGGCTCCTTGTACGGCAGCGGCATGATGTTGTCACGCAACGCGCCGGACGCGATGTCCACGTCGCGGAACTCACCGGGGGCAATCGGAGTGTCGTCGCCCTTGACTCGCAGCCCCTTGGTTTTCATCCCTCCCGGGAGATTGGCCAGAGTACCTGCGTCCACCAGTTGCCTGATGATGCTAGTGCCAGCTCGGGCGTACCCCCCGATGATGTGGATGAACCCCAACCCGTAGGCGCCGTGCCCGGGTACGTAGGTATACTGCACGAAGTGCTGCAGCTTGCGCTTGCGCTCATCCGTCTCGTCCCAGTTGCGGCGGATAGCTAAGATAGTCTGTGTGCCACGCTCTACCGTGATTACGTACGGATATGCAACGCCGTCATCGCTCTCAAACCCAGGCAGGTCATAGTCGGCGTGAATCTCAAGGATTTGGTAGCGGTTGTCATCCGTGAGGGTATAGCCAGCTTCCTCGGCTTTCTTCTTCTCAATGTCCGTGGGGAACGACCGCGGCTCTCCTAGCTCCACGTCACGGTAGAACCCAGCCACCTGCAGCTTAGTGACCTCGTTCTTGGTCTTACGCATGACGTGAGTGACACGCTCTGCGTTGTACACGTTAGAGGCCCCATAGGGCATGATAATGTCTTCAGCAGGGACAAACGGCGCGGTCTCCCGCCCCATAGACGGGTCATAGTAGACCTTCTTGAACGCCGAGCCCGCCAGCCCCAGGCTGTACAAGAGCCGCTCATGCTCCGGGCGGTACTCCACCATCTGGTCAGTCATGCGGTAGTTCATGTCCGCACGGACGCGCTCCGCGGCCTCCTCGTTCTGCCGGGTGATCTCTCCGATGATCTGCGTCTTGACCGGGCCTTGTGCCGGGAACGTCTCTGTAATCATCTCGGACTGGAACCGTATCGCAGCCTCAGTCAGCAGGGGTGAGTACACGCCACAGGCGCCGTCCCACGGCTCAGTGCGCTCCTCGTACTTCATCCCCAGGACCTCCAGGCCCTTGACATACATGTCCGCCCAGTCTTTGCGGCTCTGAATGTCCGCGTCCACCAGCTCCAGCAGGTCTGAGGCCAACGTACCCAGGGTCCCGGCGTCCATATACTCCGCCAAGTTGGCGTCATGTCGGCTAGAACCTTCGAGGTCCGCATCTGCTGCAGGGTCCAAGATAACCTCGACACTGCCATCGGGCAGTACCTCAATCGTCAAGTCGTCCTCAGCGGGGGCTAAGATGTCCACCTCCACTGCCGGGTCAGCAGTCATGGATGCGGGGTCAAACGGCGTCAACGCCGGGGACATATTCGTGGCCATAGCAGTCCTAGTCAGGATACCCCTCAATAATACGCTGCCTTGCGGCCCGGCAGGTAGGTGTCAAAGTCATCACGGTCAGTTTGCAAGCGCAGCAGGCCGCCTTTTCGGATGCGCGCCAGGGCCAAGGTACAGGCATCAACGGTGTCGTCGTGCTCGCCGGCTGGGAAAGCCAAGAGTTCTTCTACGACGATGGATGCCCATGACGTTTCTGGGAACCACACCTGCCCAGCGGCGAACATATCCGCCACGGCGTTGAGTCTAGCTACCTTATCTTGGCCTTTGCCCGGGCTGAAGTCCTGCACAAAGATGCCGGAACGGCGCATCTCATCAATCAGTGGCTGCCCAGATGCTTTGGCCTCCACAATCACGGAGTCCGGCTCCCATTCTGCGTACTGGTCGTGCGCCATTTGCTTCAATTCAGGGAACTCAAACTTGTCCCGCACCGAATTGAGCAGAATCACGTTGTCTACGCCGTTTTTGTCCTTCCAAACCCCCCAACTTTGGCATGCTGTGAAGTCCGAGCGCTCCTTGGTGGTCAGTGCAGTGTCAAATGACTGCACAATGAACTCAATTTCCGGCGGTTTTTCCTCGGGCCACCACTTAATCCAGTCCCGCTTGATGATTGCAGCTTCGGATGCGGTCGGATTCTGCTGATATTGCGCATACCACTGCCACATGATGTGGTGCATGGACGCACGGGTTTTCTGCAGGGCCTCTAGGGACCACTGCTCGGGCCAGAGTGACTTCTCGTCCTCAGTACCCTCGTTGAGAATGGCCGGAAACTCGAAAATCTCGTACTGGTCGCCGTCGGTATTGAGCGCAGCGTCCTTAATTAGACGCCCTATGAGGTCCCGGAGCGCCCACCGGGTATGGAGGACGCAAATCCGCCCTTCTGGCATTAGACGAGTGCGCAAACCCGCAGAAAACCACTCGTAAGTGGAGTCCAAAGCCGAGAAATTCGACGATTTCAGGTCCTGCTCTGAGTGGGGGTCATCGACAATGATTAGGTGTGCACCCCGCCCTGCAAGGGCGCCGCCCACGCCAGAGGCGTAAAACTCACCTCCTTGACGGGTGTTCCACTGTCCTGCAGCCTTTGCGTCCGCTGCAATGGTTACCCCGGGGAAAATGGCCTGATATTCTGCAGACTGCAGCAGGTTGCGCACCTTGCGGGCCATGACAATGGCCAAATCAGCAGTATGTGAAGCCACAATGACCTTGTGGTCCGGGTGATTTCCGAGGTACCACGCTGGGTAGTATATGGAAATCATCTGAGAGTTGTGGGTCGGCGTGAACTGGGTGCCCGCCAAATACAGCCCATCGGGGGATGCAACCTGAATGCAGCGCCCGATCTTTCCTTGCGGGTCCCTAACAACACTGGCTACCCCTACCTTTCGGGCTACGGGGGGTTTAATAAAGGATTTGCGGGGTAGTGCCACCGGCAGCGGCGTGGTGCAGTTAAAACTGACGCTGAAATAAGGCTTTGTACCCTGGATACCCGACGATGACCGCCGTGGGGCAACCTCTACAACTCCAGCCCGCCACCCCAAAGATCGTACCAACGTGGCCACATCGTCAGCAAGCCTACGGGATACCGTAGTGAACGTGTACCGCCCAGTAGCATCCCTGGTTCCATCAGTATCAATCAGTCCTGCCAACAGCTCCATGCGCTGCGGTATCGAGGCTGTGAGGTACTGCACGGGGATATGCTTGTCGTTGAACACCCCCAAATCCCGCAGCTCATACAGCATCCTGCTGCCATTACCCCGCCCCTTGCCTCCAACTGCAAACGAGGTCGTAAGAACCCCCGTACCGGCGTGCACGTAAACCTTGGAAACCTCGTACCCAAGCTGGACAATCTTATCCACATAGGGCTGGTCTGCTGCACTGTGCGTAACGCACGGTTTCGAGGAGGTGCCATCCCCTAGCCACGCCCCAAGTACATACGGCGGCATCAGCAAGTCTGCATCGGGGGCGGTGCACGCCACCCGGTCTGGTAGCTGATAGGCCGCCCTAAACCCTCGGGCGCCGCGAGTGCCCCCGAACAAACTACGAACAGCCAGCTCCCGGGTCTCTAGCGTACGCCACTTGCCGGGGCTAGCCCGGTGTTGAACAGTCCACTCATGGTTCTCGTGGCAGTATATGACCGCCCCATCAGTCATCTCGACCCGCATATCAGCAAGGGCGGGGGCGGATACCGCCACAACCCGCACGGGGGTGCCGGACGGGTGATATACGTAGTCTCCTACGGATAGGTCTCCATGTAGCTTCCACCCTTTGGGGGTCCATACCGGGGTGTCGTCCGCAAGCAGCTTACCCATACGGGGCGCCATCGACACCGCAATTCGGTCTTTGTACCCTTTCTCCACGTCCATAAGCAGCCCGCCGAGACGTTTTAGGTGAGTACCGAACTTGTATTTCGGGTCCATGTGCGCCACGAACGCCAAGAAATCGTTCTTGCAGAGGTCTACCCGCTTTCGGTTCTCCAACTCTTCAAACATCACTAGCAGTTCTGCCGCCTCATCGGGGGGCAGAGACTTCACCAGCTTGTCTATAAGGGCCGGGGTCAGCTCACGCATTCGGGAGTTCTACCACTTCGCCTTCAATTACCTTGGTCAAGCGCTCCCGCAGCATCTGCTCTAGCTCTTCAGTAGGCCGATGGCGCAGCGTAATCTCAGTCTTGTCCGTGAACAACCCAA